GCAGGCGGAGAAATAATCTCATATTGATACCCATTATTCCTTGCGATTGTTCTTTTGTTTGTCATCCAGTAAATATTGCCGTCTATTTCAACAATAGACCCGATAGACCCGCAGCCGATATATAAAGTTACCCCTGGCACTCTCTGGAACGGGAAATCAGGATCTCCAGAATTGTAATAAACCTCTGTAGATAATCCACCAAACAACCATAGGTTTTGCCGTGTTGTTCCTATACCTACCAGTTCATCAGGCACAGCCTCGGCAGTTGCGAAATCAAGCGCATCCCAGCTTGTACCATCATAAGAAGCTGAAATCCAAATCCTGCCAGTTCCAGACTCGCTAACTATAAAGAAGCCGTCAAAGAACACGCATGTTGTTGCGGCAATAAAGTCGGTGTCAGCTATTACGTTCATAGCCCCTGTGGTAACAATATATCCACTTGTTGTTCCATCAACGATTAAAAGCTGAGTCCCATTGTCAGCCATTGATACATGGCCGGTTGATGTGGTTATTGTACCAAGAGAAGTTGCAACGCCTGCGGATGTAATCTCATAAACCGTATTATCAACAACCGCATACATATAGCTACCCATTACATGAAGCCTGCGAACTACACTGCCGCCTGTAGCGCAAAACTCTAAAAGACCTGGTGTCCCATACATGGCAATAACTTCCTTGCCTTCGTTTTGGTCGAACACAGGGAACAGGTTTATTGACTGTTGTGCGTTTATGCTTTTTGAACGGCCTTCATATGCTCCACCGAGAAAAGGGATAATCATGCTCCACCTATCTAAGCCTTGGTTGGAAAAACATTGATTCTTGCTCCTGGTCAAATCCACGCACATCGTACAAGCTTGTCATTGCCAGTTCTTTTAATTCAGGATCAAGAGGCACACCGTTTTTTATGCCTATTCTTACAGCAAGGTTTGTGGTTATAGCTTCAAACCATTCTTGAGGAAACTCCCCATCATCAGCACTTGCGTCAAAATCCATAATCGGTTTTTTAATTGTCATTTCAATTCTGTTTTGAACGTCTGACGAGGTAGGCCATACATACAGTTTGCCATTGGTTAATTGAGGATCATAATACACCTGATTAATTAATCCGGTTGTATCTTTATTCGACAAAAGCATGTATGTATCCCTTGGAATAACCTCTATTGGAATTTCAATCTCATCTGCTGTGATAAGCCTTGCTTCTATAATAGACAATGGCCGCTGTGTTTTTGTGGTGTAGGTATATACATGATTATCGACAGCAACATCGTCTGTTAAAGCCGCCGCAAGTGTTACTGTGTATCCAGCAGGCACACCATTTATCGTAGTCCATTGGAGCGTACCATCATCAAGTTCAATGCCGATATAGTCCCCATTTGTCATCCCTGTAATAGAGTCGACATCAATGGTAAGGTCTGTTGCAACAGCAGCCACCTTAACCTCTGTTTTAACTATTGTCGCAGAAGCATGGTTTCCTGACGGCCCTAACAACACAGACTTTTCACCATACCCAGGAAACACTGTTATTTCCTGATTGAGCCAAAGACCGTATCCCTTAGCCTGCCACCCTTTCAGCATAATGTTTAGTGATTTACCCCCATCGGTAAGTTCCGCTGTTGTAGGAGTTTCCCCAATAGCCACTGAACCTGTCAGGCTGTATGCTTCTGTAATAATGCCATCTCTATCAAGATTAAAATCGTATGATCCTGAAGTTGTCATATTCTATTTCCTCATAAATCATCAGCAGACACTTCATTGTCCGATAAAAAATAATGTGTCGGTTCTGGTCTTGGTTCATGTACCGCCTGCTTGTCTTTCTTGCCTTTAACAAAGTCTTGTGGATGACGAGGCTCCCAATCTTTCTCGCACACCCACAAGCCGTCCCATGTTTTACGGGTTTTGCTTTGCCTGATTTTTTGACCACATCTGTCGCAAATCCGCCAGAAATCACCAGGAACATAAGCCATTTTACTAATCCTTTAGTTTTAAACAAAGGGTTATATCATATGCATCACCCGATGTAGCGCCTGATGTTGTAAGAAGAATATCTCCTGTTCTATCTCCTGCCTGCCCAGGATCAACAAGCCCTCCTACTTCGGTAAAATCCAAAAGTCCATCGCTGCTTGATAGAACAGCTATTGTAAACAATGGCGCCCTGTCCCATTCAAGCTTAATGCTTGTAAACCCCTGCTGATTAAAATTGATAGACTCAACAACAACCCTTGTTGGCGGATTACCATTTACAGTCCTAAGTTCTGAAATATCCACCTTTTTAACTGCTGTTTCTCCTGTTCCATCACTTATACAAGTAAGCCTTTTTGTTACTCTTTGCCATCCCCCTTTCTCTGGAGCGTTGCCATCCCAGTTCGGAGGATAAATCCATTGTTCAGTTACCGTATCTGCCATAATGCCTCCCCCTTATCGCTCCATTGCTGCAAATATATATTTTACAGTCATTGTTTTAGCAGCAGCAGCACCGTTCTGTGTGCCGAACGAAAGACATAATAACTCATCATCTGGTAATGTTCCTGAGCTTACGGTTGCAACCTCAGCATCGTTTACATACACAGTAAAGGTATCAACACCATCCCAATAAAAACCGAGTACCACGTCTGTGTTTGCTGCAAGTGTCGCTATCCCTGACTCTGAGGAATAAGAGCTATTCTTCACAACATGGAAATTTATGTCTGTGCTACCGTCTGCTTTATTAAACCAAACCCCATCTGTTGGTGCGGTGTCAATAGGATCAGCTTGATCTTTCCATAATCCAAGCATGAAATCCTGTTGAGTTGCTTCACTTCCCTGAAATTGGCACTTAAACCATGCTTTTTTTCCGGTTGCAAAGTAAAAAACCTCGTTCATGGTAGTTCCGCCATCACCACTCATTTGACACCATAAGGCGTCATCTTCATTGGCTGCTGTGGTTATTACAATACCACCACCAGTAACATCTGAAAATGCGGCAGCAGAAGTCCCCGCTCCTACCGAAGTTGCTGTTTTTAAATAATTTGCTGCCACGTAAGGTAAAAAATCATCAAAATATTGATAGGTTTTTGTTGGGTCTGTATTGACGAATGACCCTAAAGTAGTGCCGTTCGCTGCGTTTGTTACTCCGTTTGAAAATCTTTTTGGTGAGCTCATTTTAATCTCCTTAAAAGCGTTCTTGTTTTATGAACGCCCCCGTTATGAGGGCGCTTTTAAAAAGTTTTTATTCTGCATCAACAACAGGCATTAACAAGCCGTTTACCGCTGCTTGTTCAACACCGTATTGCTCATGGAAGTTCATGCCAGTTCCAGCAACAACGTTACTCATTATAGTCGTATGCCGTCCATTGATAAAGTTTTTAGAACAAACACCTGTAGAGTTAGTAACCCAGTTCATAACAACCGTACCTGCTTTTGCATTAGAGAAAATATTGTCGTGGATATAAAGTTGAAGTGCAGTCGCTTCATCAGAAATACAGCCATCAGTGAAACCGATTGCATCCTGAATCATGCAATTTCTAACCTCTACACGGCTACAAGCTCCTTCAAATACAATACCGCCGACCACCTCTACTGTGGTGTTATAAATTCTTACACCATCAATAAGGCAATCATTAGCATTGGCCGTGAGGGTTATAATATCAACTTTGTTCTTGGCAGTGGTTGACCCGTGGTGTTTAGTCCCGATAATTTCGCATCCTGCGGCATCAACATTAATATCGGCAGTAACAGCATCTATCCCAGGAACTGCGAACTCAATATTGGCTATGGTAATATTGGCTGCCGATACGTCAATCATATCAATGGCTGTGGCTGTCGTAAGTGTTGGCATATCTCCAACACCGCCAAGACCTATAATTTTAACACCAGCCACATCAGCATCTATTTGAGCAGTTAATGTTTCAGCATGACCCGCTTTCACAAGGATGGTATCGCCCCTATTAGCAGTACATTTCCCTATTGCATAATCTATGGTTGCAAACGGTCTGTCAAAAGTGCCACTGTTACCGTTTGAACCTGAATCATCAACCCAGAAAGTTTTACCGGAATATGTGTTTAAAATAGGAATCCCACGAATACTGACTCCGTTTGCGAAACCACTTGGATAATTTGAGATAGGCATGTTGCCCTCCTGTAAACGCTTATAGCGTCATTTTTATGAACTTGTTACAGTTCAGGGTTAAGCGGCAGGGAGTTATTAGCCCCCTGCCAGTATTTGTAACTTTAAATAATTAATCGCCTTGTTTAAATTTTCTACTGAATCTTTGAAATGCCCCAAACCATTATTGCACTTTGAGCAAAGCAGCCCTTAACTGGACTATTGTCAAGTGCTATTTACGGTCATGCGCCGACCGAGCCAAAAATTCCACGAGGGTCAGTCCAACCAAATGAATATCTCTCATAAGACTTTGCCAAAGCGTTATCAGTTGAAAAATCATTATCCATTTTAAGCTCATCTTTCGCACGATTGTAACAAATCATCCCTCTCGGAGCGTTTGTTCTCACAAACCATGCGTCAGTATCAGTAAAATAATGATTCATCTTGATGCCTTTAGGAAGTGCATTAACCATCTTTAAAACGTTTACAGCGTTGTTTGCCGTATCGTTTTGCAGGGTTGATTTCAATATCCTGTTGGCATTAAACCACTCATTCGGATGAATATGAAGGCTTTGAGGCATAAGAGAAATTTTAAGCCCTTTGTCGTTTGTTGCCGTCATAATCTGAATAAGCAAGTCCTCAAGAGACGCTTCGCTCAAATCGGCAGCAGTAGTAAGGATGTTACTCCATGTCCCTGCCGTTGACGTATGAGAAGCTGAAAGTAGAACGACCCCATCACCACCGGTATAACCGGAAGTTGTTGCCCTGTTGTAAATATTAGCCGCAACAATTTCTTTTGTTTGCCTCATAGAAAAGGCATTGGCCTGCGCCCGTCTTTTTGAGACTTCAACATATTGACAATCGTCTCTTTCCTCACGGGTTACAATATACCCAAGTGCATATGCAACATGGGTGTATCTTGTAGTAAACCCTTGAGTTTCTGAATCGTAAGAAACACTTGCGCCCTGCGTTTTTATCGGAGCAAGCCCGAACCCTGTTAACTGAACATCTTCCTCGTAGTTCTTCGTAGATGTATCAACATCAAAAAGGTCGGTGTACTCTACCTGATGCTCGGCATACTGCCTGCCCCACCATGCTTTAACCCCTGGCCATAAAGCTTTGGGGTGATTTCCAGTTGTTATAACTGCCATAAGTTTTCCTCCTTAAAATTAAATACCGGTAGTGTATCTTTGCGTATGAAGGTTGATGGTAACTTCCCATTTTGCGAACTCGCCGATAGCGTTATTTACTCTATTGACTAACCGCCTTACCTTTAACTGCAAAGTATTTGTAGTGTCAATCGTGGTACTATCTAATTCCGCTCCACTTTGTCCAGTTGCTGTTGAACCGGAATGCGTGTAAATCAGATCAGCATTATTGCTTACCGATGTTGCAGCAAGCGGAGTTGTGTCCCCATCCTCCTGAATTTCAAAAACAAGGTCAGGGTCGTCTGCTACATATACAATTCGTTCTGTACTTGCAGCATTGTATGTTTTTGTTAAATCAGTCTGAAGCGGTTCAAACCCTACAATAACACCACTGATATAATTACCGCCTGCCGCAGTAGCCTTGTTTATTTCAGGCAGTGTGCCTGGTTCGTTCCCCTTATATGCCGCCGTGTTTGATGTGCCTGTAACTATTACAGGATCACCAACATACAGGGCTGTTGCATATGTAGAAGGAACATAGTATTCCGAATATGCCCCGTTATAGGGCGCTCCGTTGCTATGCCGAATAGGTACTAATCCTTTCGGAGAATCTGTATTTGCCATAATATTTCACCTCATTAGTTATTAGTTATTTTTATCCCTTCTTTTGGAATGTATCTTCCATCTCTTCCTGGTGCTCCATGACTGTCTATACCATGCCTTAACGCTTCCTCAGTTCTATCAACAATCTTGTTTTTTTCTTTCTGGTCTTCATCGTAAAATTCTTTGCTTATTTCCATCAAAAATGCCTTTGTCCCATCTGAATTAACAACCTTGGAAATAGAATCTGTATTACAAACATCAGAATCTATAAATTCTACATCTTCCCTTTTAACAAAATTATATCCGGCATTTTGCGCTCTTAATATTCTGCCATCCCTATCATTAATCCATCGCCTGACATAACCCTCACGTTCGTTTACGGCAAGTCTGGCTCTTGGGACTCCAAGAGGAACACGTCTCGTTCTTTCTTTAGTTTTTGACTTATTCGTTTCTTCCATTTTAGCTCCTTTTTTCCCAAGCAAAGACGCTTCCCTCTTTGCTTCTCTCCTCTTTTTTAGAGTTATCAAAATTGGTTCGTTTTTTTCTTCATACATTGTCTCAATCCCAATCGTAACTGGCGACATACTCTTCTCTTGTGAAATTAGGTATAGTCTTTATAAATTCAAGACATTGCGCCTGAGCTTCCTTCGGGAGATTACCAAAACTCCTTTTGTTTGTTTTTACCGGAGGATCACTATCCCCAACAACGGTATTGGCATCATCTCTTCTTGAGTTCTTGAATTTTTCAGGGAATTTTTTCTTTACATCTTTACCAACAGCATCATAAAGAGCTTTCCCTCCAATCCCTCTTTCATCTTGTATCTCAACAGACCTTGCCCTTGCATAACTGTTTAAAACAGGATCATTATCAAACCATTCGTTGTCTTCTTTCCATTCATCAAAAATGGCAATAGCTTCGGGGTGAAGACCACCGTCACCACCACTATCTGCTTCGGACGAATCAATTTTATCCTGCATGTCTTTTTCAAGAGCAGCCCGCTTTTGTTCGTATTTATCAAAGGCATCTATATCGCCATCAGCAACAGCAGCCCTTTGTTTCTCAATTATATCATCAGCCGCTTTCTTATATTGAGCCGCTACGGTTTTTGAACTCCATTTTTTAAACTCGGAAAAAGTTCTTTTCATTTCTCCGATAGTGCCTTTAAGCTCAACAACCTGGCTGTCCATCTTTTTAAGCCGTTCTTTTAAAATCGGTATCTGTGTTTCCCCACGCTCAACAAATTCCTCAGCAGATACCCACTTTTCTTTATCACCACGGAAACTCTCTTCAGGCACCCACCCCATCCTTGCAGCACGTGCTTCTATTTCAGACGGCTTATCATCTTTGCCGTCACTGCCATCACCCAATTCACTTTCTTTATCTAAAGCTATCTCATCTCCCATGACTTTATTCCTCCATAATAATTGCAGCTATATCTTTATCGTTCATTAACCTGTATTGTTTTCCATCCATGCCTGTAACATTATACCCTGCCGCTTTTGCCACATAAACCTTATCACCAACAACAGGAACAGGGTCGGTCATGTCGTCAAATGCATTGCCACCAACAGCAATAAGCGTAGCCTTAACCTGCATCATTTGTTCCTTTTCCCTGACTGTATCCGGCAAAAAAAGCCCCCCGCCTGTTTTCTTCCCAACCTCATCAAGCTCTATGAGAACCTTAAACTCAACTGGTTGCAACCCTGTTTTATTAACTTTTTTCTTCATTGTCTTTATCTCCATATTCAGCTTCTAAAAATAAATCTATTCCTCTTAAAATACCTACTACCCTTGCCGTTTCTTCTACTGTCTTTTGCCCACCATAAAGCGTTTCTCCGTTGTTGAGACTTTCAGAAAAAGCGCCCCTTACAGCAGACATATGACGATATATCTTTTTTGTTATTGGCAGCCTTTTCCATACTACAAATTCTTCCTGTGATATTTCATTATCACTGTTCGACTGGCTCTCTTCGGTCATTATCTCCCCCCTTTCCGTTTGGAATACTCCCCATCATTGACTTCATTCTTACACCAAGCTCATCTATAAATAATTTATATTCCTGAAGTTGTGGCCCAAGTTCCTCTGCCTCCGCTTTCGCAATTTTTAAGATTGCGCTTGCTCTTAAATCTTCTATTTTGGCAAACATTTCAAGTCGTTGCAGGTGGGCATTGGTTTTTTCTAACTCTATCCTTTCTTTTTCAAAATCAAGCTTTGCGTAGAGTTCTTCTATCTTTGGGTCTGGCCTATTGTCTCTTTTTTCAGGCGGCACAAAAAAGGTTTCGGCTGGTGATTTAATAGCTTCAAGGTAACTCTTTGTTATTTCGTCTTCATTAAGTCCTGGCCTCCCTGTGATTTCCATTAATGCTTGCGCTCTTGCAGTTTTTTGAACTTCAAGTGAAAGTGAAGGATCGGCAGACGGTTTAATATCGTGATCCTTAATATTAAAATCAGCTTTTAAAACAGCTCTTTCTTCCAGCCCTTCTTCAGGATCAACAATATTA